TTGTCTTTTTAACTCTTTTAATCTTTTAACTCTTAAATCTTGTACCTGTTTTTTGTTTTCTTCCCAATTTATCATTTTTTAATTCCTTCTTTCTAAATATATATTACCATATCTAAATATATAATGCAATACTTTTATATATAAATAATCAATATTTTACAACTTTTATTTTAAACACTTATTTTAGCCTTATTTTACAAGCCTTTTTATAAAGTGTAAACACTATATATATACGCTAGATATCACTGCTTCTGGTAGCATATATCATGAAACTAAGATTTATTGATTATAGTTATCTTATACTTAAATACTTATCAATTAATCTATTACCTATTAAATGCCTATATACATGCTATATATCAATTAAAAGCATCCTATTTAATACTATCCTATTATCTTATACAACCACCTCTTATATGCCCATTATATATACATACATATATACTATATAATATATACTTATTTATATATGTATCCTAAATGTATATATTATATATATTAGACATGACAGGGTGTCATATGTAATTTGATTATATGTTTTTACCATAAACATTTTAAAAAATAATATAATAATTGTATCTTTTGTTGTATCTTGTGCTATTGTTTATCAATGTTTACTATTATACATTAATGAACATTAAAGCCTTATTAAAGGGTACCTGACCCCCTTATATAATCTCCAATACCGCCTAATTACCATCTCATACAATTTCAAATAAATTTTAAAGTTGACATATTTATACCCCTTATGCTAATGTTAGTTAAAGGAGATAATTATGATAGAATGGAAATAATACAAAAATAGTAATTATGAAATATCTAATACAGGAGAAGTTAGAAATAAAAAAATGTTGTATAGGAAAATCTAAAACAATGCATGGTTGTTTTTGGTATTTTAAACCTATTGATCAATTTGACAAAAGGTGATAAATTTAGTAAACTTTAGTAAATAGAAAAGGGAGAAAGAATGACAGATAATAAGAAGGGACTTATTATTTTAGAAACTAAGTATGGAACGATATGTATGTATGGAGGTATTATTACAAACCTAAATCCATTGACATTTCATCATTGTTTTGTATTAAAAAGAGATGGCGGACACGCTAGTGAGTTTAATGGAGCAGTAGCATGTAGATTAGAACATAGTGCTAACCATATACTTAGTGAGAGCAGTAGAGCTTGGGATAATAGATTAAAGGACTACATAAGAGAATATAAGTCTTATTTAAAACCAAATATGTCTTGTGAAGAATTTATTGCGCTAAAGGTTATACAAGAGATGCGTTTAGAGATTCATAAAGAGATGACAGATGCTGTGTTTGATATGGGATATGAGGAGTTCTTATCTAAAGATAGAATAATGCAGTATAGAAGGAGTAGTAATAATGGGAACTATGTCAAAAAGAAAAGTAAGGAAAAAACTAAGAGATGCTATAACTGGAAAAACAACACCATTGAAAGTTGGTAAATATATAGTTGACAAAGAAAAATAGATTTGTTATAATTAAATAGTCGTAGTAATACGACCCTTTCTTTCAATTAAAATGCGAGGAATTGTTCCTTGCTTCAAACAAGATAGGTTCATATGGCAAGGGAATATTAAATAAAGAAAGCGAGTAAGATATTTTGTATCTTGCTTTGGATTAAATAATTAAAATAGCATTATGTATGATTGGCTATTTGAAAGAGATTGTTGGCAACAAAAACATACATTGCGCCGATAATTAAGAACGGGTAACTCTTATTATTTAATCCAAAGCAATGTATAAACTGAATAATTAGCAATGTGAAGTGAAAGCGATGGACATATCAGCCGAATTGTTTGTATATTTCTTCCCCCGTAAATCAGAAACTACTTTTATAGTAGTTTTTTTGTGTTTTAAATTATTTCATGATATAATTGAATGGTAATAAAATACTTAAGGAGTGGAAATTGATGTACGATAGAATATTACAATTTTTATCTAAAGAAAGGGAACTACATTATCTTTGTGAAAAATTAGAAGTAACAGAAAATGAAGTTTTAGGACTTATTGAAAGATTACGACTTGAAGGTCATACCATTGAAACATATTCGCAAAATGGCAATATAATGATTAAAAACTTATCTACTAAAGTAATCCAAAAAGAAAATAAATTTGAGATATATGATAGTAAATTAAAAAAGCACAGATTTGCTTTTTTAGGAGATACACATTTAGCTAGTAAATATGACTTACCAGAAGTATTAGAATCTCTATATGATGAACTTGAAAAAAGAAAAATAAAAACAGTTTATCATACAGGGGATATAAGTGATGGATTTTATAAAAATAGACCAGAGCATATCTACAGTCTAAAAGCATACGGAACAGAAGAACAAGCAGAATATGTTATAAATAACTATCCAAAAAGAGAAGGAATTAAAACTTACTTTATTACAGGTAACCATGATCACACACATATAAAAAATGGTGGTGGAGATATAGGTAAAATAATAGCTAGAGGTAGAGAAGATTTAACCTATCTTGGAGCAGATTATGCAGAAATAATAGTTAATAATTGTAAAATTCATATTCAGCATCCAGGTGGTGGCAGTTCATATGCTAGAAGTTATAAGCTTCAGAAGTTTATAGATTCTATGCGTGGTGGAGATAAACCTCATATACTTGCTCAAGGACATTTTCATAAAGCATTTTATATGTTTTATAGGAATATACACGCATTTAGTGTTCCAAGTGTACAAAATGATACACCATTTGGAAAGAGTCTAGGATTAGGGAATGATATAGGTATGTGGGTAGTAGAAGTAAAACTAGATAAAGAAGGAAATGTAATATCTATAGTACCAGAGTTAGTACCGATATACGACACAAAACCAAAATCAAAACAAAAGATTATGAAAAAATAATCTTTTTTTCATACTTTACAATAATTAAATAGTGTGATATACTTAAATAAAGTAAAGGATAATAGGGAAAAATTATGAATGAGTATTTACAGAAAATAAATGGTATTAGATTTGAAGGAATAGATGATCTATACATAAAAAAAGGATTTATTAAATCCGAGTTTAAGAAGATGAGCATAGAATGTAAGGAGTTATATAAACTTTATTTTTTCTATCAGCTTTGCATCTGTAAATATAAGATAAAGAGTGTATTTTGGGATTATATTATAAATTTAGAAGAAAATGATGATGAACTTTTTGAGATTGTTAATATAACATACATAGATTTACGTTTAAAAAAAGAAAATATGTTTAAAAAACTAGATGATTAGTCTAGTTTTCATTTGTGTAAATATCTAATAGATCATTTATACCATATCTATAATTAACATTTAATTTTTTAACTTCAATTTCAATGCCATGAGATTCCAAATAAGATATTGGTATTGATTTTCTTTCTTCAACCTCTAAGAAAGCCTCATAATCCTCAATATCAAGAGAAAAACACCTCTCAACATCACTAAAATTGATAATTAAAAGACATTTTACATTCTTTTTAAGAGAAAAAGCCAACATATCTTTTAATTGATTATCTCTTATACAAGAAGTTGGTATTGATTTTCCTTTGTGAGATTTCAATTCTATAAAAAACAACTTAATACCGTTGAATATCATACAATCACAAATATTAGTTTGTTGAAATCTAGTCATAGATCCTTTTTCCCAGCTGCTAGTATTATCTCGAAAACGATAATAAAGTATCTCATCATCTATAACTAAAGACTTTTTAAAATTTTCTTCAAACCTTTTACCTTGATTTTTCATTTTTAATCTCCTTTTGTAATCTTATTTTAAATTTCAAATCTTTAATTTCTTTTTCAATTACTGTTAATTTTGCAAATAATAAATTTCTTTCATTATTATCAAAAGACATTCCTAATCTTCTTTTTAAACAATTTTGTTCCATAACTAGAGCTGATAACCTTTCAAGCATTTTCTTCCCTACCTTTTAAAATATTATATCATCGTTTGACTTATTTGTAAAGGTATGTTATATTTTTATATTATCGGAGGTGCTACATGAGTGTCAAAAATGAAAATTATGAAATTATGAAAGAAAATCAAAACAATTTAAGAGATTTAGAACAATTTTATACAAATAATAAAGTAGATACAATGCTATCTACAATAGAACAACAAAAAGAAAAAATAACAGATGATATAATACAGTTTGCAAAGACTAGAAAACTTTATAAATATACTAAAGAAGGAGAAAAATATCCTGTTGGAGTAGAATGCAAACCTTTAGTAATAAACAATTACTTTTTCAAGTCTATATTGCCTATCCAAAGTAATATGCCACAATATAATGCTGAAAAATTAGGATTAGTATATGATTATTATTGCCAAATATTAGCCGAAGTTAATGATAAAATAGGTAATTTCCCTAGTTCTTTGACATCTTTTTGCAAACTTGCTGGAATAACAATGAACGAATTGAGATCATATAGAAATAGCAATGATTTAAGTATGAGAGTTATAACCGAAAAAATATACGATGAAATTGGTGATGTTAATATTACCATGAGTCAAATGGGTATTGTTAGCGAAAGGACTACAATATTTAAAATGAAATCTCAGAATGAAATGATAGAAAAACAACAACCAACTGTTCATGTAACTATAATAGAACAACCAGACATGGAACAAATTGAAAATAAAATAAACAAATATAAGTCTTTTGCAAATAAAAAAGCAGGTAGGCACTAATGGATAATAAAAAATTGACTGACAAACAATTATTTAACGCAATAGAAAACATACTAAGTATTTTAGAGAATAATTTTCTAAAAAAGTACGGAGAAAGAATATCTTTTGATGAAATATTTGGAATGATGAAAGATTTATACTTACTTTTTAAAAATTTTGATCATAATACTAAAATATGCGGAGAAATTACAATAAAAAGATATATTCCACTGCTTGACTTACTAGTTAAGGTAGATGGGGATTCAAAGAGAATGGTTGAATATGAAAAGCATTTAAAAAATGCATACAAATTGGCTGCTAGAATATCTTTAGAACATTATATGATTTATAGAGAATGGGATGAACCAGAAAAATTCTTTGCGCCTAGATATGAAATAATGCAAGGATATATAAATTTTTTACAAGAGATAACTTTAAATCCTAAATTTCACACTTTAATATTTAACGCACCGAGCGGGTACGGCAAGACATTCCCTGAAAAAGTTAGTGAAGCTTGGTGTTTTGGAATAGATCCAACAGGAACAATACTATCTTTATGTTCAAATGAAGATGTTGTAAAAGGTGGATCAAGACTTGTTATAGATGAAATTAAAAGTGAACATTTTGGTGAAGTTTTTCCTAATTTAAAATATAGCGAAAATGATAAAACTTTCTTTTTAAAAGAAACGGAAAATAACTGGAAATTAAGAGAATGCAAATTAGGAGCTAGTTATATAGCTAAAACTACTCAAAGTAATGTTGTTGGTACTCGTGCTAACAAAAGAATCCATATTGATGACCTCTATCCAAACCACTTTGAAGCTCTTAATCAAAAGACAAACTATGAGTATTTTAATAACTTCTTAACTGTATGGTTAAAGAGATTTGTTCAAAATAAGATACCTAAAGTAGTTTTGACAGGAACATTATGGGCTAGTGGAGATTTCATTGACTTAGTTATAGCACTTATGAAAAAAAGATACCAATTTTCAAAACATCCTAAATATAAATATACTTTAGTAAGTAAAGATGGAGGAGTTGCAATAATTCAAGTACCAGCTTTAGATTATGATAGTGGAGAAACTACTTGTCCTGAACTTAGAACAACAAAACAAATACTAGAAGAAAAGGATAGTATGGAAGAATATTTGTTTGAGACAAATTTCCAACAAATGCCATGTGATCCAGAAAGCCTTTATTTTAGTTATAATAGATTAAGAACATATGAACAGTTGCCAGAAACAAGTGTTTATGGTTGCTTTGCAGTTATTGATGCTACAAGAAAGAGTGGTAAAGACTTCTTTGCGATGCCTATTCTTTCTAAAGTGCAAGTAGAAAATAGTTATGACCATTATTTAAAAGACTGTTTATTTACTCAAGTTGCTACCAAAGATATGTATGAAGATATTATTAGTAAAATAATAGAACATCATATAGTAAAAATAGTTATAGAGAGTAATGTTACAAGTGAATTAAAACAAACCTTAGATAACAAATTGAAAAATTTAGGAATAAATTGGTGTGAAATTGTAGAAAAATATAATACAACTCCAAAGAAAACAAGAATTGAAATGGAAAAAGGAAATATAGTAAAATCTATTGTTTTTCCTAAAAAAGGATTATTTGGAATAAAAACACATTTAGGGTTACTAATGAACAATCTTACTTTATATAACAACTCAGGAACAAATAGAAATGATGATGCTCCAGATAGTTTAGCTCTTTATTGTAGCGAAATAATAGAAGGAAACTCAACAACACAAAGAGCAGTTGCTATTCCAAATATAAGGAACTATTTTTAATAGTTTTCTTTTTTTGTGTAAATTTGACAATAATAATATTATATGATATATTCCGCATTATAAACGAGAAAATGGATACGAGGTGAATATATGGAAACTTTAAGTGGTAGAACAGCTATATATGCTAATTATACTGAAAAAGAGTTTTTAAGTGGAACTCTTGAAGAAAAACAATTAAAAGTTATAGATGTTTTATCTGGAAGTATAGCAATACATGATAAAAATAAAACAGAAAGTATGTATTTGACAGCATATATGTATGGTGATCAAGATATAAAGGACAAAATAAAACTTACTAGGGAAGATATAAATAATAAATCCGTTGAAAACTGGGCATATGCATTCGTAGATTGGAAAAAAACATTTCTTTTAGGTAAACCTGTACAATATTCTCCAACAACAGATATTGCACAAGATGAGATAAGTTTACTAAACAAATATAATATTTATGAAGATAAACATTATCTTGATTTAGATTTATATGAAAGTGTTTTATGTACTGGTAGAGGATTTAGATATCAAAATAGTAGTAAAATAACTCCTGAAGATGAATCACCATTTGAACTTATAAACCTAGAACCACATTTAACTGAATGTGTATATTCTAGTTCTATAGGGCATGAACAATTAGGAACTTACTACGAAACAAATATGGAACATATTGTTAAACAATTTAATCCAGAAACTAAAGAAATGGAAAATGTTATAGTACCATATAAAGAATATACATTTTATACAAGAAATAGAGTTTATTATATAAATGACAAGTCTGGTTCATTTCAAGTTAGAGATAGTAAACCAATAATATTAAACGAACATTTAATTATTGAATATTATTCAAATAGACAAAGAATGGGAATAATTGAAATTGGTAGAGATATTTTTAATGATATTAACTATGTTGAAAATTTAGATATGGATGATATCGAAGGATTCGTAAATAGCATTATGGTTTTTACAAATGCAGAAGTTGATCAAGAAGGAATGGATAGTATCAAACAATTTGGTGCTGTATCTATAAAATCCACCGATCAAAAAAAAGCAAGTGTAGAAATATTACAATCAAGATTAAAATCTTTAGATACTCAAATATTTTATTTAAGAAAACTATCAGCTCTACACAGTATTTTAAGCGTACCACAGGCACAAAACTCTGGTGAGAGTAGTAATGCCGAGACAGGTACGGCAAGTCTTGTAGGGCAGGGATTTACTAGTGCTAACATACGAGTTGAGGGCGAAGAACAATCATTTAGAAAATGTGATAGAAATTCTCTTAAAACAATAATTAAAATTTGTAAAAATAATGCAGATAGTTTAATTAAAGATATAAAAGTTAGCGATATTGAAATTAAGTTTAGTAGAGATATGAGTGAAAACATACTTGTTAAAACTCAAGCTCTTAATAATTTAATGAGTGCAAACATACCGCCAATTATAAGAAACTCAGTAATTGGATTATTCAGTGATCCTACTTCAGTAACAAAATTACAACTTGCTTACGAAGAAGAAAAAAGAAATATTGAAAAACAAATTGAAACTGAAAAAAATAAAGTAAAAACTAACGAAGAACAAGACAACGAGATAAGTTCAATAACTAATATACAAAATCAAGGACAATAATTTGTCCTTAAACGCTGGAATAGCTCAATTGATAGAGCAACTGATTTGTACTCAGTAGGTTGTGGGTTTGATTCCTTCTTCCAGCACCATAATATAGATCTCACATATTGGCTAGGTAACAGCCGTAAAAGTTACTGTATAGGAGGAGATAAATATGACAAGAGATGAAGCAAGAAAAATTTTAGGTGAAGGGGCAACTGAAGAACAAATTACTAATATGTTGAATACTATCCATACTAATATCAAAGCTAAAGAAGATGAGTTATCAAAAGTAAAAGGTGAATTGAATAAATTTAGTGATTACGATACTATTAAACAAAAATTAAGCGATATTGAAAAGGAAAATATGTCAGCACAGGAAAAAATGGAATTAGATAAAAAGGAAATTGCAGAAAATTTAAAAAAATCAAAACTAATAGTTAGTACCGCAAAAGCTAAAGAGATTTTAGCAGGAATTATCGATGATGAAGATATAATATCTACATTAGTTACCGAAGATTTAGAAAAAACTATTGCAAATGCTACAAAATTATCTAGTAAAATAAGTTCTTTAAAAGAAGAAACTAAAAAGAAAACCCAAGAAGATTTAACTAATCTTGATGTAAAACCTACTATTCCAAACGCAAATCAAAACGATTCAGGTATGACATGGGAAAAATATACTAAACTATCTGAAGCAGAACAAGTTAAGTATGCTAATGAAAACCCTACTGAATTTGCAAAACTTTAAAAAATGCCAAAAGAAAATAAGGAGATGATTATAAATGGCAAAATTCGATGCTAAAACATGGAATCCAAATGTATTTGAAAAATACTCACAAAAAGTACCTAATGTTAAAGAAAACGCTTTAATTAAAAATGGACTTTTAAACCCAAAACCTAATATGACTGCTCGTTTAAGAGATGAAGTTGGTGGTAACTATTTTACAGAACCAGTAATGGGACTATTAGATGGTGAAGTTATTAACTATGATGGTGTAACTAATATCACTGCTACAAATCGTAAAACATTTGAACAAGGTAAAATCGTTATTGGTCGTGCTAAAGCATGGGCTGAAAAAGACTTTTCATCTGATTTAACAGGAATCGATTGGATGGCTACAATGGCTTCTGAAATTTCTGAATACTATGAAGGTATTGATCAAGATGATATGTTATCAATTCTAAAAGGTATATTCGCTATGACTGATACAGCAGGAAATGACTTTGTTGCTAAACATACTACTGAAGTTGGTACAAACTTAGATGCTACTTCTATGAACAGTGCTTTACAAAAAGCAAGTGGAGATAAGAAAAAAGCATTTAAAATTGCATTTATGCATTCAGTTGTTGCTACAAACCTTGAAAACTTACAATTACTTAACTATCTAAAATATACAGATGCTCAAGGAATTGAAAGAGAATTAACTTTAGCACAATACAATGGTAAATTAGTTGTTATCGATGATGAAATGCCAACTGAAGATGTTGCTGCTACTTATGCTTTAACTGCTGATACTGAATTAGATGCAACTGCAACATACTACACAAGAAGTGGTTCTGCTGGATCTTATGTATACACAGTTGTTGCCAGTCCATTAGTAGGTAACATTGGTACATACTATGAAAAAACTGCTGATGCTTATACAAAATACACTACTTATGTACTTGGAGAAAAATTCTTTGATTATGATAATGTAGGAGTTCGTGTACCAAATGAAATGGTAAGAGATGCATTAACAAATGGTGGTATTGAAACTTTAGTAACAAGACAAAGAAAATTGTTTGCTCCTAAGTTCATATCATTTATAAAATCAAGCATGGCAACTAATTCACCTACTAAAGCTGAATTAGAAATGGGTGCTAACTGGTCTGTTGTTAATGATGGAAATGGTACTTATGTAAATAACAAACTAATTCCACTTGCTAAAATTGTTTCAAGAGGATAATAAAAAGGAGATAAATTATGGATAGTGCTACACAATTAGAATTATTAAAACTAAGAATAGTCTATGATGAAAATGTATTTGGTGATGAATCAACATACGAAGAAGTATTAAATAGATTACTTGAAGATAGTAAGTTTATGGCGCTATCTTTAAGATTTCCGTATAAAGATTATTCCTTAATGGAATTACCAACAAAATATAATAATTGGCAATTAAGATGCTGTGAAGAACTTTATAAACTTATAGGAATATCTGGTATAAAATCATATAGTGAAAATGGTCTTTCGTGGACTAGAGATAGTGGAAATATTAGCACATCTCTAGTTAATGAAATTGAACCTTTCGTTGGTTTTATAGTATTAGAAACGGTATAATAAATTATGTTTATTGCACCAAACGATATTTTTACTAACAAAGATAAAAAAATATACATATCTAAAAATTTAGGTATGATAGAAGATTCAAACTTTAATCAAATTTTAAAGTATGATATTCCATTTTATCTAGGTAAAATAAATTATCAACCTTTAAGAGGTAAAGATTTACAAGCATATATGAGTGTCTATGGTGAAACAAAGAAAAAACTAGTTAGAGCTTTCCTTGATTTATCTTATAAATGTAAGTTCAAGGAATTTGATCTAGCATACATTTATGGTTCTAATCCTGATAGTGAAGAATATAATGGTAGTAATGCAAATTATTTAGTAAAATCTTTTGTTGAACAAAATATAAGAATAATGGTAATATTCGAAGAAATAATAAAGGAGTGATATTATGCGAGAAACGAAAATAAGAAATATTAAAACTGGTGCTATAATGCTTGTTAAAAAAAGTTTAGCAGGAGAATATATAGGAACTGGTGATTTTGAAATTTATCAAGAAGAAAATCTTGTTAAAAAAGAAGAAAAAATTTCAAATGATAAAGAAATCAAAATAGAAAAAAATAAAAAATAAAATGATTAAGACTAAAGTAACTGTTGAAGGTTTAGATGATTTAAAAAAGTATATAGAACTTGTTAATAAAATAGCAAGTACAAATCATATAGAATTAGCAAATTTTCTTTGTAGAAAAACACAGAGAGCATTAAAAAAAGTTATGGATCAAAGATTAAGTCCAGTAACAAGTGGTGCAGAAAAAAATACAAACTTAGACTACATAGAAGAATACAAAAAAAATAACATACCAAACATTTATGCAGATGGAAGTGGATTTGAAATAACAAACTCTACAACATCATACGATTTTGAATATCCTTTTAGTATAGCTCTTGCTTTCGAGTATGGAGTTGGTATTGTAGGAGAAAACAATCCTGTTCAAGGAGCTTGGGATTATAATGTTAATGATTATATGTTTGGGTGGACATTCGAAGATAAAAATGGCAACGCAGTTAGTACATATGGTTATCAAGGAATGGAAATTTATCGATATACTAAAATAGAAATAGAAAAAAACATTTCAAAATGGTTAAAAGAATATTATGGGAAGTTGAAGGTGTAATTATGAACGTAAAATATGAAGAAATCTTCAAAAATTATAAAATGTTTATTGAAGATAATTCACAATACGAACCAAATGTAGTTAAGCACTACTCAAGCACAACAACTAAATTCCCTACTGTATCTTTTGTTTTAAGCAATAATACTGACACAGATTTTAGTACAATATGTAAAACAGAGTATTATGAAGAATTTTATTTTACAATAGAAATATATACTAAAGATAAGAATGGTATTGCATCTCAAGTTATTTGTGATGAACTTACTGAACTTACAAAATATTTTATGGGAAAAATAAACATGAAGATGACTTTGTGTAAACCTATCCCTAACCTTGATACAGGCGTTCTAAGGAAGGTTATACAGTATCAAAGTCTTATAGGTAATGTCCGAGGAAATATAATAAGGAGATGATTATAAATGAATTTAAACAGTATTGAAGATAGAGCATTATCTGAACACAGAGGCTCTGGACTATTCATGAAAAAAGATAATGGAAAATACAGTTTACTACTTCCTGTTGAAGGAACTGGTGAAAATGGTGCTACTCCAGAAGCTTTAGAAAAAACTGCTGTTGGTAATAAACAAAAAACATATGAGGAAGGTCGCCAAGACAATCCACAAAAAACTTTACCATTCTATGCACATAGAGATAATTTAGTTATCCTAGAAGCATTAAAAGGTGAAACTCATGATTTTTTAAGATTATTGCCAGATTTTACTGCTGTTAAATATAGTGGTAAAATTAGTTACAAATTAAATAATACTGATGTAGGAAGTCTTGAACAAGGAGAAATTACTATTACTCCAACAAGTTCAGATGAATATGTTCCTAATGCTTATGCTCTAGTTGAAGATACAGCAATGTTTGTTAATCAAATTGATGATGTTATTACTTTATCTGCCGCTGGTACTAGTGTTATTACAATGGTAACTGATCCTGCAGATGCTACTGTAACTGTTGCTAATGAAGTTGGTGGAGATTCTACTGCTACTGCATCATTTGGAACAGCAGGAACTGCAAAAGTATTAACTATTACAGGAGTTGCAGCTGGTTCAACAGTAGTAACTGTAACTGTTGCTAAAACAGGATTTGCTTCATTCAAAAGAAGTATCCTAGTAATTGTTGCTTAATAAAAAATAGAATAGAGGTATAATATGAAAAAGAATGAAATTATAGAATTGAATGGAATTGAATACACATTAGAACTTAATAGAGATTCTGCTATACAAATTGAAAAATATACTGACATGCAAAAATCAATTAAGATTATAGAAAAAGAAGTATATACTCATGTTGAAGAAATAGCAGAAGATGAAGATCCTTTTGCAGATGTTGTTTCTTTTGAAGAAATTGAAGATGAAGCAAATAAAAAGTTAGAAGTTTTGAAAAAAATGATAACTAGAGCATTTTGGATTTGGCTATATCCTAATCATAAACTAAATATAAATCAAGTAACTGAAATTATTGAACCATACTTTGTAGAAGATACTAAAACGCAATTTATTTGTGAGAAATATGGGGAGTTCTTTGAATTATCAACTAAGATAAGTCAAAAACATATCGAAGAACAAAAAAAATTGAAAGCCCTAACCAACAAGTAGATTATTTAGAAGAATTACCAAAATTTAATTCCTACTATGATTACTTTTACAATTATCTTATGCCTATTGCTTTGGAGTACGGAATGACTAGCGAAGAATTTTGGAAGAATGATCCAGAGTTATTCAATGTTTTCCGTACTTCTTTTATTAGCAAACAAAAAAGACAAGCAGAATACGATAATTATAAATGTTGGTTAAACGGGCTGTATATTCATGATGGAGAAACAGTCTTAAACGAAAGGTTAATAATATCTATAAGTAAAATGCTAGGAGATAAAAAATCATCAACTAGTGATAGAACTTATCCTGTCGAACCATACAATTTTGATAAAGAAAAAAAAGAAAAGAAAAAAGAAGTTTTAAAAGAAAAACAAAACAGAGATTATCATAACTCTCTATTATACTTTGGTAGAGCAAAACAAAGATATTTAGAAGAATTACAGAAAAAGAAAGGAGAGTGATAATTTATGGGAGAAGAAACTTCAGTAAAAGTAAAGTTTAATAATAGTGTTACTGGTAAGAAAAAACTAGAAGAATATGCTAAAACTTTACAAACGATAAATACAATATTGGGTGGAATTGATACAGGAAAGCAAAAACAAGTAAATGATTTAACTAAAAGTACTAAAAAATATGCTGATAGTGATACTAAAAAAATTAAAAATGTAGGAAAATCATTTGAAATGGGATTTAATTTAGCAAAACTAGGTATTATAATGGCTGGATTAAAAAGATTTTCTGGATTTATGGCTGGTATTGTTAAAGAAAGTTCTGATTATGTAGAAAATATAAACTTATTAGAAGTTGCATTCAAAAGAAATGGTAAAAGTGTCGATGAATCATCTGCAAATGTTAAAAAGTTTGTAAATACTATGAGTGAAGTTTATGGTCTTGATGAATCCAGACTAGTAAGATCATTAGGTATATTTAAGCAATTATCTAATGCTATGCAGTTACCAGTAGAAACTGGTGAACGACTTTCAGAACTTATGGTTAAAATGACAAACGATATATCATCTTTATATAATATAGATTTAAGTAGAGCAGAAAATGCTTTACAGTCTGCATTAGTGGGTTAATACTATGGCTCACTTTAAACCTATTTAATTGCTGGAACACCTTTAAGGAGGCAATCAGCAGGTAAGATTTGACTTTTTCGGTCGAACGATGTATATTAGTGCTTGGAGGAAATAATATGCAAGAAATTTGGAAACCGATAAAAAATTATGAAGAATACTATGAAATATCTAATCATGGAAATGTTAGAAGAATAAAATATGATAATAAAGGTAATTTAAAACAATATCCTTTACCTAATTATATAAAAAATAAGATTGATAAAGATGGTTATAAAAGATATACATTATCTTTAAAAAGTAAAAACAAAGAATTTTCTTCTCATAGATTAGTAGCACAAGCATTCATACCGAATCCTAATAATTATCCAGTTGTTAATCATAAAGATGGCGATAAGAACAATAACAATATAGATAATTTGGAATGGTGTAGTATTCAACATAATAATATACATGCTTTAGAAAATAAGTTAAGAGTCATGCCTATGGGTAATGATTTAAAAACAAGTAAAAGTGTTTTAAAATTTGACAAAGATGGCAATTTTATAGAAAAATATGAAAGTAGTGGAGATGCAAGTAGAAAAAATGGCATTTTATCTAGTCATATAAGAGATTGTTGTCGTGGAAGTTTAAAAACATATAAAGGATATGTATGGAAATATGAAGTCAAATAAACTTCAACGACTATCTCGAAAGAGAGTACACTCAAGCGAGTGGAAAAGGTAGGCTATTAGAAATAATAGAAGATATAGTCTAATCTATGCGAATAAATGAAGGCATAGCAGTTCATAAGAGAACGGTACTAAAATTAGCGAATTAGTGCGAATACAATGCAGGTTAGACCAATAAGAGGTGCCACAGGTGCCGATATTACAGAGAAAACATTACAAGGAACACTAGATCAACTAGGAATAGATAGAAACATAAGAGACTTAACATTTGCCGAAAAAAGATTAACAATGGTTATAAGTCTTTCTAAGCAGTTAAAAGTATCTCAAGGAGACTATGGTCGTACTATTGAATCTGTAAATAACCAAATAAGAATAATGGGAGAACAATGGCAAAGGGTAACAAGAGCAGTAGGTAATGTATTTTATCCTGTTCTACAAGCAATATTACCTTATATAAATGCAATTTTGATGGTTATAGTAGAAATAGCTAAAGTTATTTCTGGACTATTAGGATTTAAGATGCCAGAGTTTGATTATAGTGGATTATCTGGGACAGGAGATGCTGCAAACGATCTCATAGAGGGAATGGATGGAGCAACTGAAAGTGCTGAAAAGTTAAAATCAGGTCTAAGAGGGTTTGATAAATTAAATAATATAACTACTCCATCATCAGATGATAGTTCAGTAGGTGGAGGAGCAATAGATTCAAGACTACAAGATGCTTTTAACGCTTCGTTTGAAAAATATAATGATATGTTAGATAGTGTTAAAACAAAGGCTAGTTCAATAAGAGATACAGTAATGGAATGGTTAGGATTTACTAAACTTATAGATGAAGAAACAGGAAAAGTTATTTTCAAATTTGAAGGAATAGCAGGAGTAGATTTAACAAATGTAATTCAATCATTTAAAAATCTAACTGATGCTTTAATACCTTTTGGTATGATTGTTGTAACAAATGTTGATTGGTTTATAAAAAACATATTGTTTCCTTTATCTAAATACACAGTTGAAAACATAATACCAACATTTTTAGATTTAATTACTGCTTCTATTACAGCTTTAACACCAATCATAGATTCATTCACACAAGGAGCGCAATGGTTATTAGATAAATTCTTAATACCTATAGGTCTATGGACTTTTGGAGTCGTTTTAGATTTTATAAAACTATTAACTGAAGATCTTAATATTTTTAGCAAATGGGCAGAAAAAAATCAAGGTGCAGTAAGTTTAATGACAAATACATTATTATCATTTTTTACAGGAATTGTAGGATTTTATACAGCTGGTAAAGTAATAGCATTTTTGAAATTATTACCATCTTTGTTTTTAGCTCTAGCTGGTAAATTAGCAATAATGAATGTTCCTTTATTAGTTACTTATGCAGGATTTTTATTACTATCTGGTGCAATATTAAGTGTTGCACAAAACTGGGGTAAAATGAACGGATTTGAAAAAACAATTTCAGTTCTGGGATTATTAGCAGTCGCTGCTACAGTTGCAGCAGTAGCGGTAGGTGCTTTACAAAGTGCTTGGTCATTAGGATTAGCAGCTATAGGAATAGCAGCTGGAGTAGTGGCAATAACAGCCTCTATAAACAGTGCTAACAAAAGAGCTAAAAACGAATCTGCGGCGATAACAAAAACGATATCTGGTGGCGCAGGAAGATTCGCAGATGGTGGACTACCTCCAGTAGGACAAATGTTTATAGCAAATGAAAAAGGAGCAGAATTAGTAGGACAAATTGGTGGCAAGACATTCGTAGCAAACCAAAGTCAAATGATGGATATGATCGATAAGAAATTGTCATCAGCAGGATCAAATGATAACCAAACAATAAATATTTATTTAGATGAGAATAACAAATTGGGTACTTATACTTTAAAACAATTAAATGCAATGGCAAAAAGTAATGGTAAACCTATTACGATAGGAGGATAAAGATGTATAAAGTAACGATAGACACAGTATATATAACAGGAATAAACTATTACACTTTATCTGGTTCTATTTATACATTATTGGTTGTAGGAACTGATTATACAGTAGGAAGTGCGATAACAGGAACAAAATATAATTTTTTTGAATTTTCAAAAGTTTATGTAAATGGTATTGCCTTTCCTTATACTCCTGTTCACGATGCTGGACAAAATGATGTTGATTTAGATTCTTTTACAAATACAGCTGGAAAAACAGTAAGGAATAGATTAAGAAGCGATGTTAAAACATTAGATTTTGATATTCCTGAAATGAATGGACAAGAAATAAAAGACTTATTAGCATTAAGGAAACCAGTATGGTTTAATGCAACATTCTTTGATGAGAGTGAATGGAATATAATTACAAAGAAAATGTATTGTAGTTCACCTAAATATACAAAATATTACATAGATAGTTCTGAACCACTTAAAAACATATATACAAATGTATCTTTTGGATTTGTAGAGGAGTGATAAATTATGGCTTATACACCAATAACTTGTACAAAAGCACAATATGAAGAAGTAATATATAGTGGTGGTGCAGTAAATAAGGTAAAAATAAAATTTAACAGTGTTGAATTGTTAAATATAGATGATTATTTAGAAAAAATTACTATTAAATCAAGAATAATACCAAACGGATCAAATACTTTTATGTTAGAAAATTTTACATCTAAAGAGGTTGATATTGTATTATACAGATTAGATATAGAATATATAGTAGATCAAGTAGAAATTTCAATAGGTACATATATACCATCAACATCAAGTTGGGAATATGTACCTATAGGTATATTCAATATACAAGATAAACCTATAACTGATGGAGAAAAAATAACCATCAAATTAAGAGATAATTCTATTAAATTTGACAAACCATATAATGCTCAAGAAATAATAGAATTAAACGGTGGAAGTGCTACAAAATTACAAATATTAAATGATATTTGTACAAAAGCTGGAGTAGATACCGATATAACATCTTTTTTAGGCGATTCTGACTTGATTGGAACTTATGACAATACAATCACAGGTAGAACATATTTATCTTATATAGCTGGTCAAAGTGGAAAAATAGCAATTATTGATAGAAATGGAAAACTAATATTCGTAGATATAAATTCTTTAATAACAAATTTTATTCCACTATCAGTTGTTGAAAGTTATAAAAATGGAAAATCTTATAAAATATCAAAAGTTATTTATGAAGATGGAATAAGAAATTTCACGAGTGGTAATGATGATTATGATGTATTATTTTTAGATAGTGCAAATCCTTATATATCTAGTCAAGTACAAGTCGATAACATATTAACTAAAGTAAATGGATTTGAAATAAACTCTTTTAAAACCGGCAAAGTATTAGGTAATCCTTTAATAGAATGTTATGATTTAATATCTATCACTGATGGTTCTGAAACATATACTACACTATCAACTAATACATTAGTTTATAGAGGCACTATGATTCAAAATTTTGAAACTGAAATAGGAGAAGAATCGAGAAAGAATAATGTTACTATAACAGGAGAAGCTACATTTAAAAAATATGCTAAAACTGAAATAGATAACATAAATGCTGAGATAACTTTACTTGCTGGAGAAATTATAGAATTAACTGATTTTATAAAAACAAAATTTAACACTGGATCTAGTGTTGAATTGGAAAATACAATGAAATCAAACGGAGCAATAAATAGTCTTAAAATAAAGGGATTTGATTTGCACTTTCTTTATCCAGGTATGGCTTATCCAAGTAAATATACATTTCCTAAATATCTTAACTTTTATACTATAATGTTTGATACAGTTGCTACTTTTGATAACGAACCACATTATTTTTATCTAAACAGTCCAATACCTTTGCAAAAGTTAGGTTTAGTATATGATGAAATATTTATAGAACAAAATAATGCTAAGATAATACAAAGAATTGGTTGGAATGAAACTACTGAAGAATATGAAATATTAAGTAATCCTATAATTCATGAATTTTCAATAATGCTTTTACCAACATTTGCTAATAAAACATTTATAAAAGTAAAATATTTTGATAATTTAACATATGAATGTGAATATATACAAAAAAATGAATTTTCAAATATATTTGCAACATCATTAGAGAGTCAATCTCAGTTTACTATAAACCAAGACCAAATAAATAGTAAAGTATCTAAAAATGGCGTTATAAGTGAAATAAATCAAACGGCAGAAGAAATAAAAATAAATGCTGAGAAAATAAAATTAGAAGGTATAACAACAATCAATGAAGGATTTAGTGTTGACCTAGAAGGCAATGCAACAATGAACAATGCAACGATAAATGGATCAACTCTTTATCTAGCAGATAATACTGAAATAGTTGGTGGTCAAGGAGTATTAACAAATTTACAATATAAATCAAGTTTGTTTGCATTGGGAATAATACAAACACTACAAGCAGGAACAGGTCTTAAATATGGATTATTAAGTTTAGATTGTATAATGCCTGAAAATTTTACACCGAGAAATGCAAAACTAACATTAACAATATTTAAAACTGAAAACTTTTATTCCTTACCAGAATCTTTTGGAAAAACTGAAATATACGGTAAAGTAGATAATATAAGACTATATAAACAATTTAGTGGTAGTGAATATGCAAATTCATCTGAATTTGGAATATTTGAATCGACTATACCAAGTGGAAATGAAATAGAAAATGCACTTGCAACAGGTGGTTATACAAATCCCACAACCGAAGGAATAGTAATAGAAAGCATAGATTTAAAAGATCGATTAAGTTCTGGTTCAAATAAATTCTTTCTAAAAACAGCAAATACATTACCAGATGAACAAACAGATGCTGGAACAATTAGTGCTGCAAACCAAACACAAATGGCAGAAGCAACATTAACTGTATTCGGTTATCTAAAATAAAGGAGGAATAAAAAATGGCTTATATAAAATCAGTATATAAAGATTATCCTGATCAAACAACATTGATAGATGCCGAACATTTAAATAATTCCGAAAATGGAATTGAAAATAATGATATAAGATTAACAACAGTAGAAAATATAATAGAAACTTTGTCTTGTGATTGGTCAAATATACCGGCAAACTTAACTTACGCACAAGCAGACAGTCCTGATTTCACAATGCTTACAAGTGACGACACAACTGGGTATTTAACACCTGGTATGAAGATGAGATTGAAACAACAACAAGCGTTGACTGGCTATTGGACTTTTGATACAAATAGTTCGCCGAGTGTTGGAAGTTATTCAATAACAAACATTGGAACTCCAACTTATACAACCGGTAGATTCGGAAATTCGTTGACACTAAACGGAACAAACCAAGCGTTGGAAATTACAGATACTGCGTCGTTGAAACCGTCGGGGGAATTTACAATCGGTTGTTGGATTAAGACTACTACAAACGCTAGACATTTGTTTCAATCACAATCTACAAATCCTACATTTGCAGGTTTTGTTTTCAGACTATCTCCAACGGGTGCAATGGAGGCGTACATTGGTAATAATGCAGGAGGTGTCGGCGGATTTGTTGCACAAACAAATGTCTGCGATAATCAATGGCATTATGTAGTTTTAACTTTTAATAATAATTTTATGCAAATATATGTCGACGGTAAACTTGATGGAAGTGGTTATTCAGTTGCACCTGTATACGCAGCGACAAATTATGTTCGAATTGGAGCAAATAATAATGATGGGACAAATACTTCGTTCTTTAACGGACAAATTGACGACTTATTCTTAATAAACGGTTATGCACTTGATGAATTTACTATTTGGCAAAAATACTTAACTATAACTGCACAAGGAGTTGCCGATATAACTATTGACAAGAAGTTCTTTATTATAAGTATTGCAAATAATAATATTACTGTTTACGGTGGAACTGATTATGCACTTACTACTGGAACTATTACTGATGCATATTTTTCTACAAATAAAGCGCCGTATGGTTTTCCTACAAATCCTGATAAGTGGAGTATATTTTCTAATGGTAATGTTTCTTCGATAAACAACCCTACAAATGGTGTATATTACAATATTGGAGGTAATATTGTTCTAAAAGTGGGATTATGGAAATTAAGTTATGATATAATGGGATATAATGATGCAAGTGCTGTGCAGTTTTTATCTTTTTCGCCAGGTTGGGGAACTTCAACAAATAATCAAAACATACCTAAATCAAATGGTTGGTTATTTTCTAACAATACCATTTTGATTGATGCAGTACAAAATGAAATAATTTACAATGCTACAAACAACACAACACTATATCTAAACGCTTGTACTAATTATGCAAATACTTTAAAATTACAAACTTGGAATTATGGTGCAAGAAGAAAAGCAGTATGTGCTTACTTATAATAATAGAATAGAATAGAAAGGAAGTGATCATATGGATTACGATGAATTAAAACAAGGAGATTTAGTAACTTCATTTTGGCTCGAGAGAGAAACAAGAGGTGGTGGACTAATAATAGAAAAACCATCTATTGGAAAAGAATATAGTTTAAAACCTAGACCAGACTTAAATGCACAAGATCATTATGTAAGAAATATTGGACAAAGTGATAATTCAATGGTATTTGAAGTGGTAAAACTATTTGAAAATACTATTACTGATGTTATTTATAACGGTATAGATGATGGAAAAGCATTTTTCAACTCAAAAGTATTATCTATTCCTGCTAATCAAACAGTTAATTGGGTTATAGAAACAGGAAATAAAGATGCTCATTTAAAATTCAAAATAGCTTCAAATGAAGGTGCAATATACTTTTCTACTTATGAAGGTATAACAGCAAATGAAGATGGAACTTTACAAACAATATTAAATAACGATAGAAGTTCTAATAATGTTTCAACTTTGAAGATGAGATTAGAACCTACTGGAATAGTTATAGATGATTCTATTATGATAAGAGAAGATCGACTAGGTGCATCAGGAACACCATCACAAAGAAGTGGTGGAAGTGCTACAGATGGTGGAAAACTAATACTTAAAAATAATACAAAATATTTATTAAGAACACAAAATTTAATAAACTCAACAAACAATGTCAGCTTGACACATGTCTGGTATGAGATTTAGAAAGGAAGGAATGATTATAAATGGAAAGTTTTGGAGAATTGATGGCTAGATTATGTTCTAGTTCATCTACTATTTATGGTTCTGATATATCTAAAAGACCTTTACCTAATGAAGTTCCGATAGGTACTGCGTTTGTAATAATTGCAACTCCCTTAATTGTTTATATGTCAAATGGAATAGAATGGGTTAAGGTGTAAATTATGGATATATTATCTTATAAATTAGCAAACGAATATACAGACAAAAAAATAGAAGAAATCGGTGGCGATAAATCAAAACTCGTTTCCGAACTCGAAAATAACAACATTCTTTATTACCGCTTGGGAGCAATAGAAAATCCTATCGAGGGAGATAGGCGAGATACTGGTAAAGGTATCGGAAGAAATGGCGACGAGGTATTTGTAAATGGTTCGTGGAATAAAAAGATCGATGTTGGTTCAATTGGAACTGATATGATAACTTTGCGAGATGGACTGAATGATATTAAGGTAAAATTAGATAATAAATATTTTAACTTGATTAGAAATTTAAAAACACTCGATGGCATACAAGTTGGTTCTAGTTTTAAACCACTAGCATTAACGAGTTCTGGTAGATATGAATTAAAACATTATTATCCTGACAAAAATGAAACATTTAAATATATTCATCAAGATAAGTTTGATAAAATCTCAAAATTGCCTGGATACTGTCTTGTTGTTTGGAATAACGCAGATGCAATAGTTAAATCATTAAATCTAAAAGCACAAGAAGATACTCGTGTTAGGCTTAGAATGTATGTTACAACTGCTAAAACTCTCGAACAAGCAATATTGGAAAAGTCTGACAAAACGTTAGTTTACGAAAGTATTCCTGAGTCAATATATAAAAATCCTGAAAATCCAATGTATGGTGGTACTCTTATACCAAAAGGAGATTTTGAAGCCGAACTATCTAACGAAATGTATTTAACTAATAATGCCAAGTATTTATTAGAGTTTGAAGGATTAGTAGAAGGAAATCTTTTAGGTAATGGTCTTATTCCATATTTTGAAGTTAATTATTATAAAGAAAAAAATGAAATAGTAGTTACAAACGAAACGATTGAAGAAAGACTTACAAGAGATATTATGCTTGATGAAGGTATGTGGCTTGCTTCGAAGTTAGGTAAGACTCCTGAAGGAGAAAATCCTAAAAAGGCAAATATTGGTGGTATGTATGGCGAAGATATGTGTATCAGTGATACAAATGTAAAAACCATATTAAAATCAAAAGGAACTCCAAGAATGATGACAAATGAAAATGACTTGGTATCAAATATAGCCTCCGAGGATTTTGTTAAATTTGAAGCAATACCAAAAGTGTTTCACAAAGATGAATTAGAAAGTGGTCGTACTGGTTTGATAATTCAAACTATACCAATGACTTACACTATGTTTTACCCAGAAGAATTTAAAACTTACAATAGTTTGGGATTTATAAAAGTTCTTTCTTGCAAATTTATGCCTAATTTACACAATAGTAGACAGGTTATTTGTAGAGATGGAAGAAATGAAACATCTGTTGACATAAGAAGTGGACAAGGAGCTTTAATTAACTTTGTTTGTTATAAAAAAGATGGCGGTTTTGAAAGTATAAGCATTGACACATCAATGATAGAAAATCCGCCATCAGGGCATTCTTATCCTAGTGTCCCATATATATGTAGCGATGACAGACGAGAAGAAGAAAACAAAGTTTGGAAATACGATTATGCTTCATCAGGAGAAATAAGTTACATTACAATGATAGACCCTAATGATGGTCAGTGGACTGTTCATTTAGAGAACACAACTCATTGTGCCGAGGGTGGAATATATCATTTTGGTACAGATGAAAATAATGAACCTGTAAAAAGATTTTGGGATTTATTCTTTGATGCACACGATAAACCAATAGAACCAACTGATAGTGATGTTGTTGATGAACACGTTACTGGAATACAAACTGCTAGACTTGTAACTAAAATGAGGAGAGATGCCATTGATATTCTCGACCCTATTGCGGTTCATAAATATGCAGATTTAACGAAGAATTTTCATGATTTCTTTGAGCCTAAATCAAGCGGTCTTTATAGGTGTTTTGGAATGACTGAAAATCTACCTAATGGCTATATTGTTGGCGATAACGACTTTTATGTAAATGTTTATACAACAAGTATGAATTATAAATGTCTTGAAGCACTTGATATTCGCAGTGGGAGAAAGTTTATTAAAAATATGTACAATGGAAATTGGAATGAATGGGTAGAAACTGGTGGAGTGGCGAGTGTTCCATTAGTACCAAAATCTATTTATCAAATACCAAATGCTGTAAAAGGAACTGCAACGCAATTATCACTTGTTGATTTAAAAATAACAAAAAACGACGTTATAAGTGTATCCTGCGGAACAAGAGGAATGGCAGTGCAAGTTAATGATGTGAATAATCTTTCAAACTATGCATCTGCTTACTTTATGGACTTTGATAATAACAAACTAATTTATAGAGTAGATTCAGAGGGTACAAGTAGATGTTCAATTGAAATATTTAAGTATGTTCCGAAAGAAGTTGAACCACCTAAACCATGGCATCCATATCTTAATTTAAAAGATGTACAAGATGACTTGTCTAATGGCACAAAAACCGGAGACAAATTCTATTTAGAGATAGCACCAGTATCGTGGGAACTAGTTAGAAATCCACAAGTTATTATAACTTTACCAAAATGTGAGGAGCGAGTAGAATTGCAGTTCGATGGAAAAGAAAGGTATTATTTCAATTTCCCATTTGATTGCACCGATAGATTTGTTAGTGGAGAAAAAGTTGGTTATCATTTACTTTGGTCAGACCAGTTAGATGTATATTATGAGGGAACAGAACTTATAATTAAACAAATATTAGTGTAAATAAAAAAGAATAACGAAAGGGAACAACTTATGAAAACATTAAAAAGAAATAGTGGTGATATAAAATGTTTGAAACTTTAATAGCAAAAATATTATTAGCAGGAAGTGTGGGAAGTGCTTTAATAATTTTAATAAATATAGGAATGAAACCTATTGCATGGATTAAAAGTTTTATAGAAGAAATAAGAAAATTTATAGAAAATATTACAGACGGAATGAACAAATTAAATGATAAGGTTGATAATTTAAAAAAAGAACAAGATCACCACACACTAGATATATTAAGCCTTATTATAGTAAATAAAAATATGTCTGATGAAAAAAGATATAACGCTTCAAAAAAATATTTAGAAATGAACGGTAATAGCGGTGTTGAAATAAAAGCAAAGACATATATAGATAAATACGAGAAGAAAGTTAGAGATAGTTTTGATGAAGAAATTGCAAAATGAAATTGAAAAAAAAGGACTTTTATATAATTTAATAATAATATTATTTTTTATAGTTTTTGTAATTATATATAACATTTTTTGTAGAGAAGTAGAACTATATTCTTTACAAATAAAAATAGGAAGTATCAAGAAATTTTTTGTTATAGAAACATTGTTTTATTTTATATATACATTTTTAGGTAATATAATAACTTTGTTTTTTATGGAAAAAGAGAATAATTATAAGGAAATAGTGTGTTTGAGCATACCATTTTCCTTTGCTATCTCTATTGTTCATAATATAAGCAATATAGTAGTTGGCAATATATTTATAATTTTATTTTATTTTATGTATAGATATTTAAAAAGTTTAAAAATATCATCTATTATAAGCACTTTTTTATATATAATAATCATATTTTTTATACAATTTTTATTCTATGTTATAAAATTTAAGTTATTAGGAATAGATTATAACAATATAGATAGTTCACTAGTAAGATTTTTGTTAGGTCTTGATTATTATATATTTATGTATGTTATAATTTTAATAAAAAACAAAGTAAAGGAGGTATTAAAATGAGTTTATTTTGGTTTCCATTTAAGAAAAAAATTGAAAAAATATCTAAAAAAATTGCAAGTTTTTTTGAGTAATTGGAAAAATATATATTTAATATTAACAATAATAATAAATTTAATTCAAACAGGATTAGTGGTCTTAATTGGTTTATATTTTAAGACCTTAATTCCAATTATTTTTATAAGTATTATATTTTGGATTTTAAGGGGTAAAACAAGGCATTTTGGAATTATAACTTGTACGTTATTAACTTTATTATATTTTACTGTTAGTAGCGTTATTTTAGTTAATTTTAATGTTGTTTTTACTTTACCAATACTGCTTGGATTATTTTTAATTTTCATTTCAAAAGATAGGAGAAATTTATGATAAAAATAGTAATAGACTTGTTGCCATATTTGTTTTTGGCAATATCAATGAACTTAGTTCTAGGACTTTATAATAGTTTAGAGAAATTGAAACAAGATTTTAGTTTTAAAAAATTGTTTATAGGAATTGGCAAAGCGATAATTATATCTTACGGATTTATTGGTTCGGCAATAGTATATGATAAGTTGTTCGGTATGATAAATATCGGCGAGTTAGAAATAGCACCTGATGTACTTATTAAATCGGCAATTATAATGTATCTAGGAAAAGCACTATTAAATTTAAAAGAGATACTAAAAGTTAGTGAAATTATAGAAGAACCGATTGAAGAAGAACTAGATATAGAAATAGAGCGATAATATGAATGTAGTAGAAATGTTAGTGTCGAGCGATAAATACAATATCAAGTGTCCTTATACAATGACGCCAGAGTTTATCACAATACATAATACTGCTAATGATGCCAGTGCGAGAAACGAAGTCGCTTATATGATCAGAAACGAAAATCAAGTTTCTTTTCACTTTGCTATCGATGATGTTGAAGTTGTGCAAGGTATTCCTTTAAATAGGAATGCTTGGCACAGTGGAGATGGCGGAAACGGAAACGGAAATCGCAAATCAATAGGAATTGAGATTTGTTATTCTAAAAGTGGTGGCGATAAATTTATAAAAGCAGAACAAAATTGTACAAAATTCGTGGCTAAACTTTTAAAAGAACGAGGATGGGGAATTGATAGAGTTAAAAAGCACCAAGATTGGAGCAATAAATATTGTCCGCATCGCACACTCGATTTAGGTTGGCAACGATTTTTGAATATAATTGGTGGCGAACTAAATTCCTTAAATAAGCCTATTGTAGATGAAAAAGAGATAGAAGGATATAAGAACACTATAAATTCATTAAATGGTAAAATATCGGCGTTAAACGATGAAATATCTGCATATAAGAGTAAGTTAGAAACTTATATAAAAGAAAATCAAGTGTTGGATGACAAAATTAGTCTTTTAGAAAAAGAAATTGCTAACTTGAAAGAAGATTTACCACCATTATTTTATACGGTTAACAAAGACAGTTTTTATCGAATAAAATTATATGTGGGCGAAAAAATTTATATTGGAAAATAAAAAAAGACCACTAATTAAAGTGATCTTTTAATTTTACTTATTTTTTTTAAATATTAATATCTTTTGTGGTTCGATTTTTTCTAGATCATGAAATCTCATATTTGTATTATCAAGTAAAGCTTCACAACAATCAGAACATACTTCAAGTTTAATAATTACACCTTTTCTATGAAAGGTGTATTTCCACTCTTTTTTGTTTTCACAATTAGGTGTTTCACATTTATCTGATTCGGACAATGTGTCGTATTTTTCATCATTAAATCTATTCATTTATTTCTCCTTTCTCTAAGGTATTATTATACGTTTTTAAATATTCTAACCATGCGTTATCTTCTGGAAACCAAATATCACTAATATTATTGTTATGTGCAATATCTCCAATTATATTACTTATAAATTGACCAAATCGTTGGTCTGGAAGATTTAACCAAATCTTCTCTAATTCATTTATAATTGGTTTAATTCTATTTATATCTATCATCTTTGTTTCTCCATTTCTTTCATCTCGTTATCAAACTTAATTCTTTCAAGCATTTGCACAAGTTGTAATAATCGGTCTTTCGTGTTTATCTTATATTCCCAAAGGACTTTACCACACAATGCACATATGCATATGCAGGAGTTGTCGTTTAGAATGTATAGGTGTTCGGTTTCGTGTGTTTCACATAGTTGGCAGGTCATTTAACATCACATCTTCATTCAGTAAATATATTTTATTTTTATATATTTTATAGGTATATTTAACAGTGTATCTTTTAAATGTGTCCTGTATATATAATTTTTTTGAAAATAACATTTTAATTTTATTTAAAATAGACATCTCACTTTTCTCATAAACTCTGTCGTATTTGAACATCTACTCATCACTCCCATCTAGTATTTTGTAAGCCTTATTTACAATATCTTCGTTTTCATATAGTTGTTTTTCTGTCGGAGAACTATAATGTTTATAATTTCCTAATAACTCTCTCAACTTATCTTCTTTGTCTTTGTATGCTTGGAGTTGTTGTAATAATGCTTTACACATTAGTGATACTGCATTTTTGTCAACAGTTCCAAATAATTCAATATCGTTTGCGTATTTTTCGGAAATCTCTTTTGCTATTTCTTCACTCATTACTATCTCCTTTGATTTTGTTTAGGACTTTATTAAGTTTTATGCGGATTGCTTCTTCTTGTAAGTTAGATGTGTATTTTAAATAAACATCGCTATATAATGTTTCGTTTAGTTTTTGATTTTCAAATGTATCTTTTATTTCCTTTTCCAACCACTCAATTAGTTCGGCTTTTTCCATTTGTAAAGTAATTGCTTCATCTTCTTTGTTACTTGCATATCTATGGTCTGATAAACCTATTCTTGTTATTTCTTCTATTCTTTTTTTTAATGTTTCATTTTCTTGTTGTAATTCAGATATTTTATCAACATCTTTCATCATATATAATGTTCCTATTTCTTTTTTAAGTTGCTCGTTTTCTTGTTGTAAGTCATCTACATACCATTGATAATACATTTGTGAACCTTCAATCATTTTCATATAATAAATTTCTGGTATTTTATTTGTTTCTTCCATACTTACCTCCCACTAAACGTACACATTACTAAAAATGCACACATCATAATCCATAATAATTTGTATAAGTCTTGTTTCGTTGTTTTAGTTCTCATTGTCCCAATTTAACTCCTTTATCTGTTGTTGAATTGCTTTCTTGTGTTTTGTTATGTATGCTTTCTATTTTAGTTATTTTTAATTTCATCTCAATTTCCTTTCTTTTATAGACAACTCTATTGCTTGTCTTACTAATTCATTAAAGCTTATTCCTAATTGATCTGCTTTTTCTACTGCTCTTTCGTGTTGATCTTTACTTAATTTTATAGTTGTTTTAAAATCATAATTTATTGTCTTTGATTTTCTACTAAACTCTATTCCATCTTTTCTAGTTATTTTTTTCATCTTGTTCTCCTTTTTCTTTGTGTAATTCATCCATAAGTTCATCAAAATATTTTTGACATTATAAACTCAATCTTTTTATTGTTTTGTTTTGATCGCTAACTTGTTTTTTCAACTTTTATATTTCTTCATTAGTTATATCTAATCTTAATTCTGATATTAAAGCATTTGTTAATTTGTTTATTTTCTTTTTCAACCTTTTGTTTTTATGATTTTGATTTTTAAATCTCTTTTTATAGTTGAAAAAATCTTTTATTTTATCTTTAATTTTTTTCCATTTTTCTTTCATATTTAATCTCCTTTAAAAAAACTGATCACTTAAAATGTTTGCTGATTTACTTGTTCTTTGATTTAATTCTTTAGCATAAATCATTACTGTTGATAGAGATTTATGTCTTAAAAACTGACTAACTTCTTGTATTGGAACACCTTTTTGTAATAAAATCTCACAAGATGTATGTCTTGTTGAGTGAGAAGATAACCTATTCATATCAAGTCCACTTCTTTTAAATATATTAGTAACAATAAGTCTAATTGTCTTTGTAGTTAATTGTTCTTTTTTATTATTACTTGTACTTGTAAATAAATAATCTTTTATGTTATATTCATTTATATATTGTTTCATAATTTCTAATATTCTTTGATCTATTTTAACTCTATCTTGTTTAATACCGCCCCTTCCTTTTCCTAGGATGTTTAACATTGTAACTCCTTGTTCTTGGTAAAAGTCATTTAATCTAATATTTACAACTTCATTTACTCTCAAAGCACAACTTATCATCAATTTTATAAGTAATTCTTCTCGTATGTCTTTGCAGTTATCTAAAACTAATTTAATTTCTTCTTCAGACAATCCTCTTTTAAGATGTCTTTCTTCAAGCTTAATTCCTTTTATGTTTTTAGTTATATCTTTAGTTATTTCTTCGTACTCTAACCATTTATAAAAATTTCTAACCGCTATTAAATAACTATTAACGCTTGTAGGTTTTAAATAACTAGCAATATGTTCTCTATATGCTATTATATTCTCTCTTGTAGGAGTGATAATGTTGTTTTGGCATAAATACTCTCCGAACTGTTTAAGTGCTATCTCGTAGGTTTTTATAGTTTTTTGAGACACATCTATATATTCTAAAAACTTACCCATGTTTTTTTTGATGTTTAGTTCTTCCTTTTCTCTAAAAATAATTTCTTTCATAAAATCAACCTTTCTTTCTTAACTAACATAAGTATATACCTATTATATATAAAAGTCAATACCTATATTTAAAAAAGATGAATTATTTTTCATCTTTTGTTTTTGTTTGTTTTTTAGTAGTTTTTTTAATTTCTTTTTTATCAGCGTTCTCTTTTTCTAAATCTCTTTTTAATTGCTCGTTAATAATATTCATAATATCATCTCCAAGTTGTAAAAAAAGTTTATTAGCTTTGTATGCTTTAATTGGTTTTATTACAACTACATCTATAATTGTATTCCATAAACCTATTGCTAATATAAATAAGATCAATACTATAACTAATTGTCCTAGTACAATAATTAAATTTAACATTTTATCTTCCTTCCTTTTTTAATCTAAATCGTTATCTAAAGATTCTAAAGATACAAACTCATCTGTATTTTCAAAATCATAAGGACTTTTTTGTTTTTCAGTTATTATACTTTGATATTCATCATAAGCGTTTTTTTCATCTCTAATTTTATTTTCAACATATTCAAAGTCTAAAACAAATACCGACCATATTGCATTATATTTATCATTAGGATTTTGTCTAAAATCTTCAAATCCTTTTTTAATTCTTATAATTGCTTTATCAGGGATCTCAATACCTTTTTTAAATGTCAAATTTTTATAAGTATTTTCTTTTGTTCCATCATAATTTTTTCTTTGTAGTTGAACTTTATAAAACATTTTCTCGTGCATCTCACTTTTATAAACCATGTATTCTCTAGTTGTATTTATTTTATAACCTATTCCATTATCATTATTATTTGTTTCGTTTTCAAAATTATTATCCAATTTAATTACCTCCTAAGTTGTCATAAAATTTATTAAGTCTTGAGTGTAGTTCTTCTTTAATGTCATTGATAAGAAGCAAACTATTATTAAAATCATCTTTTGTTGTTGATTCAAACATTTCTCTATACTTTTTAGCAAGGGAATTGGTCAAGTGAGTTGTCTCTATAGTTGTAATGTTTTTTTTAATGCCATCGCTACCAGTATAATATTTAATTTCTTGTTCCATTATTTCACTTCTTTTTCTAAAATTGTGTTTTTTCTTTTTAAATTAGATCTTTCTTTTTTTAAAACAACTACAACTTCTTCTAATTGTTTATTAAATCCTTTTAAATCTTCAATTTCAATAGATAGTTTAGCTACCTTTTCAGCAAGTCTTATATTATCTTGTTGGTATTTAACATTGTCATTTGACATTCTCATTAACTTTTCATTCATAATTTTATTGTTTTCCATTTGAATTTTAAGTTTCTTTTTATTTGTCATTATTTTCACTTTCAACACTACCTTTACTTATAATTTCTAAATAACTTTTTTCGGCATCTATCATTATCAAATCAAATTCTTTTTTTGAAAGTTTGAATGATTTTAATATAGCTATAATCATATATTGGCTTATATATATTTTTTTCTCAATATCTATAATGTTTTCCATAATATATATTTTATCTTTTTTAGTCAAAATCAAATCCTCCAATTTCTTCTTTTAAAACTATTTCTAACGGTTCTTTTAATTTTTGATCTATAGCAATTATATTTAATTTTTCATTTTCAAGATATGATTCAATATGTCTTTGATGTTTTAAATAATCTTCTTCTTTGCTTGATATATGAACTAAAATACAATGCTTAGTATTATGATTTACATTATTGTATAAGAACCTTGCTGTTTGTTGCATAGATAAATGTGTTTCATAGACACGAACTGATTTTGCATCTTCATAATCAATATTATCTTCATCACAATTACTTTCACACACATAGCAATCTACATCTTTAAATGATAGGTTATCTATCATACCTGTATCGGTTATATATACAATTTTATAACCACTTATTTTATCTTTAATCAAGTAACCAAATATAGGAACATCGTGGACTAATGAAAAGGGAATTATTGTCAAATCTTTTATTTCAAACTTTTCCCCTTCAATAACCACTTTCTTATATTCATCTATTATCGGCAAGACATCTAATGTATCATTATTGCCATAGTAATTACCTTTGTAATAGTCTTTAGCTTTTGCTATTCCACCAATATGGTCTAGTCAAAGATGCCTATGGGTTAATAGTATTCCATCTAAATTTTTTAAGTCTATTTTTTCTTCTATATTTTTAACTCCACAATCTAATAAAATATTAGTTGTGCTTGTAGAAAATAAATAGCAATTACCTTTTGATGATGAACCATAAACTTTTAAAGACATCATTTTATCACCTCACATTCATATTTCCAAATAAATAATATTCTATTCAAAATCAATAGTTTTGATTTCTCCTACAACTTTATTGTTTGTTTTATCACTTTGTTTGTTATAATCTACTTCAATACTTCTATTGATTGCCTCAATTAGAACATCATTATCTTTTGCACTATTAACAAAATTTTTGCAACATCTATTGATAACTGACTTTTTACTCATCTCATCTCTAAAGTTAATATGAGCAGGTGATTTACCTTTCATAGCTCCTTGATTCCAAGATTTTTCAATTTGTTCCATTGTCATAAGTGTAGTATATGTTTCTTTGTCCCATACTGACTTATCTAAAACTATTTTACACCATGCACCAACAATCTTCTCTAATTTTCTTTCTCCTAACGGACAAGGGTTTGTAATAGTTATTTCATCATTACCATATTCATCATTAGAAAGTTCATATTGAGTTCCTTCATAAATAATATCTGAAACAACATCTATAACTCCTCTAATTCTTTTAATAGCTGTGATCTTTCCAAAGTAAGATGGACTTAATTGTAATTGACCACTATAAGGAATAAAATAACATTGTTTTTTACTTGCGTTCAATCCCATAGTAACCATATCAATTAAAGTTGATGCAATACTTTCTCTAGAACAATTTTTAAGTTTTTCATCATTTTGAATAATCATATAAGAACTTATTACTGCATTTTCAACATTATAGTCAGTAGGTAATGTAAGTCCTCTTTCGATATATTGAGCAATAGTGTTACTAACTAAATCTGATACATTCTTAGGTACTACTAATCCTAATTGACTAGCAGCTTCGCTTTTAGATATAGAATTTTGTGTTTCTTTTGGTGTTATTTTTTGTGTTTGTTCTTTTAATTCGTTTTCCATAATTTCTCCTTTTCTTTTTTAAATAATTCCTAACAAATAAATCAACATTCCAACAGATATTAAAGCACTAATTACTTGTGCAATACCTATTAAAATCTTTTCGTTGTCGGTATGTTCTTTTTTTGATTCTTGGGTAGCAAAAACAAATGCTATAACATTTATAGGTAATGCTGCAACGAACCAACCAATTATCAATAATAGATACATTGTACTGATTTTCATAAATACTTCCTTTCTATTTGATTTCTATCTTATCTATGCCTTTTAAAGCTCTAGCTAAAATCAACTGTGTATTATCGACAATAATTTCATTTGTAACATTTTCTCCGTTATCGATAATAATGGGAACATAGATGTCTTTTGCTTTCATTATCCCTTGAAGAAGATCAACACTTAATAATATTTTATGTCCTGTGTTTACATCCTTCCATTCGATTCCTTTATCATTTGCTATCTTAAATGTTTCTTGTTCAGTTCCATCAATAGTAAATTCTTTAGTAATAAAATTAACTTCTTTGAAATAATTTCTAATTTTTTGTTTTAGCAATTCTGCTTTAATGTTATTAAATTTAATTGCCTCTTGTATTTTTTCTTTATTTAAAATCTTGTTGTCTTTTTTAGAATTTAATTTTTCCAATGTAGATTCAACATCTTCACTAATTTTACTTAAAGTAATTGTTGTAGCTAATTTATCATTTATCTCTTTCAATTCTAATCTCAATGGTAAATTATCGTTATCATCAAGCATAGAGATAGGAAGTTCTAATTTATCAAATTCTTTTTCTTTTTCTGCAAGTTCTTTTTCTTTTTCTAATAAACTTATTTTTAATTGATTATTTTGCAATTCTTTAGTTTCCATAGCAACTATTAATTGTTTTTGTTTATCGGTTTCTTTTGATGAATCAATGTCATAAACTTTTGTTTTAACATTTTCAACTTCAACTTCTTTTAATTTAATTTCGGTTTCTAATTTTATAACTTTATCTTCTGCTAATTTTATAAAATCTTTTAGTTCATCATATTTTATTTTGATTCTTTCGAGTTCTTCAAGATGTTCTTTTTTTAATTTAGAAAGTGTTTCTTCAACCATATGTTCTGGTAAATTTTGTCCACAAGAATTACAAGTATTGTTTTCAACTTTAATTTCTTTATTTTTAAGATTATTACCAGCAGTCTTATAAATTTCTAACTGTTCTGTATAAGTTATAATACCTTGTTTTGAATATTCTAAATCATCATTTATTTTATTTAATTCATAAGTAAGTATGTCAATTTCTGTATTTCTTAATAATTCAACATCATAACCGTTCTTATCATATAAATCCTTATATTCTTTAATATTAGATTCATTAAATTCAATATCATTTTTGATTTTATTGTTTTCATAAGTTAAATTTGATATTTCTCTCTTTTTATTTTCAAAATAAGATAAAGCTTTACTATTTTCATTTTGCTTTTCTTGAGTAGAATATAAATCGTTTTCAATCTCTAATTTTCTTTTTTCAAGTTGTTCAGTTTCTTGAGCAGAACCAACATATTTTTCTTTTGTATTTAATAATGTTTGATATTCAGTTTCCAATCTTTTAATATCATTGCTCAACTCTTTATCGGTTTCAGACAATAATTTTTGTGTTTGGTCAATTCCAAATCTTGTAATATATTCTTCTATTTTAGAAAAGTCATCTCTTAATAAAATTTCTTCATCTTTAATATCTCCAATTAAATCGAAAATAAGTTTTTTCAATTCTTTCCAATGAAGATTAGGAATATAGTTTATATTTGATAAACTCTTAAATGTTTCTTCATCTACAAAGTTTTCTAATAATTCTTGCTTGAATTGAGTTTGTGTACTAGATACAAGTTGTTCTTTACTGTCGATAATATAACCAGTCTTTAGAGTTGTAACTCTCTTGCAATAACTTCTTTCAATTATATAATTTTCATTTATAATTAACTTAACAACAGTGTTGATTCCATTATCTTCAACTCCATCAATAATTGGTGAAATTGTAAATGATTTATTATCGTTAATATCTTTTCCAAAAATACACCACATAATTGCACTCATGGTATTTGTTTTACCTTTACCATTACTAGCAACAATTTCAGTAATATCTTTATTAAAATCAAAACTTAGTTCATTTATATTTCTAAAGTTTTTAATTTCTAATCTACTAAATTTTATGTTTTTCATATGTTTTTCTCCTTTCTAAACGGAATATTGTAAGGATGACAATAAACTACTTTGCATAATTTATTTCTATTTCTGAAATGTTTTTGTTTTTCTTTAAATGACATTTTAGATATTTCTTCATCAGTCATATCGACTATTGCTTTAGCTTCTTCTTGTTCTTTATTTAATTTCATTGGTTTATATTCGATTTTTTCTTGTTCTCCCATTATATTTCCTTTCTTTTCGTGAAACACGATACTTTCTTTCCTGAGTATTGGCATTTAATTTTACCAACAACATCTAATTTTCCGTTTGCTAACATCTCGTTTATTCTAGGTGCAGACACATTTCTATCATCACTATAACTAAATCCGTTTTGTTTCATAGCGACTGCAATTTCTTTAGCTGTCATCGGTATATCAAAAATTTTCATTATAGTTAAAATTTGATTATATCTATTATTTTTGTCTAACATATCATAAGACTCTTTTCTAGTTTCTAAAGTTATATTAGAACCGTATTCTCTTTCTTCCACATTTTATCCCTTTCTTATTTATTATTTAAAAGCCCGTTTAAGACATTTTATCTTTCAAGCGAGTATTTGCTCAACTTTGGAGATAAAGTTCTTTATAATTAGAATATATGCTATTTTTGGACTATGTTTGATGTGTTTATAAATAATCTTTTATAAATTTAATCAAATCTTTATAACAACTAGTCTTTCTAACATAAATTTTTTCTCCGTTTTTTCTTTCTTCGAGATCTGTTTTTATAAGTATTCTTGTAAGTTCTTCTATCATTTCATCTTTAATTTTTTCTAAAGATTGTTTTCCTTGAGTTTTTTGAGCCACTATATGACCTACTTTTTAGTTGATTTTTAATTCAAAGATAATTGACTATTATTATTTGACAAAATATTTTGTTTATATTTTTTCATTTCATCTTTAAACCAATTTGGTATCGTATTATTTTCTAACCATGTATATGCTTTTTCATATTCTCCAACATCTTTAAAATATCCATCTAATTTCATTTCTTCTAATATTACAAATCTTACCTTAACTTTATTTTCATCACAAAGTTGTGTTAGATCAGATATTCTAGGTAAAAACTTATTATTTTCTATGCTATCTTTAATCGCATTATTGAAAACTAATATTGAATAATTTTTAAAAAAGTCATACCATACGATTGATTCATCTTGTGAAAAACTATGATTGTAAGCTATTCCTAAATATTTTAAACCTTTTATAAATTCTTCTTTTGTCATAATATTCCTTTCATAACATCACTAATATCAATGTTTAAATCACTTGTTGTCATTTTCTTTGGTTTTTGATTTAAGTATCCTTCAAATTTTGGACTAAATAAAGTTTCAGGTTTTAGATAGATATTCATTTTTTTATCATTTAACCATTCAGATGTTTTGGTATCTATCACTTTATAAAAATCTTCTTCTTTAAATCCTTCTTTGATTCTAGCACTTATTAAACTTTTTGTTTTTTGTGTAGTATGTTTGAAATTACTATTTGTTTTTAAATTTAGATATTCTATTATTTTTTTAATATCTACATTTTTAATTAAATTATCATTTATATTTACAATTATATTTTCATTTTCATTTTCATTTTCCATATGTTCATCATATGAATTACATATGTCAATCATATCTTTTTTAACAGTTTTATCTTCTTTTTCTTTTGTTTCTAAGGATTTTAATCTATTGTTTCTTCTACTTTCACTATATTTTTGTCTTTTTAAAGTTTCTTCTTCTAATCTTAAATTATAGTAACAACCAGAACTATCTTCTTTAAACTTTCTCATAACTCTATCACTTGAATTACATATGTCAATCATATCTTTTTTATTTAAATGTCCTTGCTGATGTTGTAAACATAGTAATCTGATATAAGAACCTATTTCTTCATTTGTCATTAACATAGTTCCTGTTAAGAAATCACTACTATAAAATAAAAATGCTGGATCTTTCATTTCTACACTTCCACTCTAACGAAAAAGTATTCTATTTCCTTTTTGCTATCAAAATATTTTGTCATACAATAAGCAACTAGCTTACTACATAACTGTTTTCTATTAAATATCCTATTAACTGTTTCACGATTTAATCCTACTATTTCTGCTAATTTTGTTTGAGAGTATTTTTTTAAATCTAAATCATCTTTTAGTTGATACATAGCACACCTACCTTTCTATCTATATTGATTATATATCACAAATTATAATAAGTCAATGCTATTTTTTAATAATTTTTTCTTTTTGATAATCTAACATATCTTTATACATTTTATTGACTTCAATTTTAAAATAATGTGATATTTTAAGCAATAAATCAGTAGGTATATTTTCTATTTTTCTAGTACATTTTGTATATTTATAAAGTCTATCATGTGTTAATCCTAAATCTTTTTGCAATTTATAAGTCGTAACATTTTGATCTTTAAATAATTTATTCACTTTAATCCTCCTGCTCATCTTTATAATGTATAATTATTGTTCTACTTTTATTTTCTTTATAGTCTATGTAATCTTTTTCTTTAAGTCTTTTCAAATAACCATGAATAGTAGCTGGAGAAGATAAGTTTAGTCCTATTCCAATCTCTCTTACTGATGGTGCATAACCGTTATCTAACATAAAATCTTTTATGAAATCTAAAACAATTCTTTGTTTTTTTGTAAGTTTTTTCATTTATCACCTAATATTTCTCTAATATCTTCTTCAGTATATATTCTGTTTATATACTGGTAGTTTAGAGTTTTTCCCTTTCTATGTACTTCATTATTTAAAAGACCACGATTACTTTTATTTTCCATCTTGTTTTTATGTTGATAAAATGTGTCTTTTATTGCTATATTCTTTTTAATTTCAGCTCTTTTGTTTGAAATTTGCTTTATTTCTCTACAAAACTTATAAGCATTATTAGAATTTAGCTTTGCATCTTTTATAGTATGATATAAATCACTAAATTGTTTATCTTTAATACTTAAATCATTAGATAATCCGTTAAAGTAATCTTCTAATTGATCGTAAGATTCTATTAAAATTTTGATCTTATCTATACTTTCTAATTGTTTTTCTTCTTTTAGTTGCATTTTAATTCTCCTTTAAAGATTCTGTATGATTATTTATTATTGATTTATAATCTATTCCTAATAATTCTCCAAATATTCTAAAGCAAAATGTTGACTTCCATATCCGCCAAATGCCTCTATAAGTCGTATTGGTTTTTTAACTATCTTTTTTTCGTACATTGTATCAAATATCGATAACTGCATTTTCAACTCTCCTTTACTTTGTGTAGTATAAGATTATCTTTTCCAAATCTTTTGTATAATTTAGAAAGATGACCTTTTGTATATTTGGTAGCTTCTCCAGAAAAAGTAACAATGTGATCAAGACCTTTAAGATACATTCTTCTTTTAGAGTATTTAGTTTTTTCTCCATGTTTCTTTTCAATTATATATTTCATCTTTTTACATCCTAATAAACGCACACATTACTAAAAATGCACACATCATAATCCATAATAATTTGTATAGGTCTTGTTTCGTTGTTTTAGTTTTCATTTAGTGCCTCTAATTCATAAATATATAAATCATAATCAATGAATATGTCCTCTAATATTTTAACTACTATTTCCCAATCACCACTGGCGATCCCGCAACCATATTTATAAGGGCAACATATTGAATAATTATTTTCTTTACATTTTGTTAGTAAGCTTTCAAATATAGTTCTCATAGCAATATAATTTGTTGAATAATCACTATTTTGACTAAAACAATTTGCGATATATTGTGTATCATTTATTTTACTTAATCCATAAATTCCTAATGTATTTATTTCTGCAATTGCCATAGCATCTTTTTCACATTGTGGGTAAGACTGCTTAATTTGATAAGCAAGTCCACCTCCGAATATTCCTTTTGTATTTACCTGGTGGCAAATAATGTTGCAACTGCTTTTTAAGACATCACCTTTTTTATATATCAACATTAAAATCTATACCATTCCGCTTCTTGTTTAGTTTTAAAAAAGTGAACTCCTGTCGAACATTCGATATTATACATTAAATCAAAATCTTCAATTTCAATTTTTTGCCCAACTTTATAACTGAAACTTTCATTATAATAACTATATGTAATTAACTCTTTTCCTTTTTTACCATTTATAGAAACTACTTGTGCTTTATTTGTTCTACATTTTGCATTATTTATTGAAAAAACTATTGCTCCTTTTGGTATTTTTAGTTCGACTATGTCTTTATTATTACATTTTTTATAAGCAGTAAAATCTTCCTTTACAATATAACCTTTTCTCGGCAATTCTTTTTCATCTAGGTTTGCACGAGATAGGTTTGCACCATCTAGGTTTGCACCATCTAGGTTTGCACCATATAGGTTTGCACGATATAGGTTTGCATCATCTAGGTTTGCACCATATAGGTTTGCACGAGATAGGTTTGCACCATATAGGTTTGCACGAGATAGGTTTGCATCATCTAGGTTTGCACCATCTAGGTTTGCACCATATAGGTTTGCACCATTTAGGTATGCACCTCTTAGGTTTGCACCATCTAGGTATGCACAATCTAGGTTTGCACCACTTAGGTCTGCACCATATAGGTTTGCACCATCTAGGTTTGCACCATATAGGTTTGCACCATCTAGGTTTGCACCTAATTTAATT